GCCTGGTATCGCGAGCAGTTCGACGCCATGCGCATTGAAGGCCGCATCTGCCGCGTGCCATACGAGCGCAGCGTCGCGGTCAACACGTTCTGGGACCTCGGCGCAAACGACCTGAATGCAATCTGGTTTCACCAGCTCGTCGGCCCTGAGCATCGCTTCCTGCATTACTACGAGGCGAGCGGCCGCACGCTGGATCACTTCGTCGACTACATGGCGAAGACTGGCTACAACCTCGGCACCGCCTACCTGCCGCACGACGCCACCCATAAGCGCCTGCAATCCGGCTTCCGCAATCGTTCCATCGAGGAAATGCTGCACGACCTTGGATTGACAGACACCGTCATCGTGCCGCGCATCGACGATGTGACCACAGGCATTGCGCAGACGCGCATGGCGCTGTCGGTCGCTTACTTCGATGCCGAGGGATGCAAGGAAGGGCTGGAGCACGTCGAGAAATATTCGAAGGAGTGGGATGAGCGCGCGGGCACGTGGCGCGAATACCCGAAGCACGATGCGCACTCAAACGGCGCCGACGCGCTGCGGCAGTGGGGCCAGCGCTACAAGCAGCTGAAGGGCATGCGCAAGCGCCCAGATTTGCAGGCGGCGACACCCAAGCGCCACGCGCCGGCCGGCGTGGTCAAACCTGGCTACTGGATGGGCTAAATCATGGCCGAAAAGAGCAAAACCATCGTATCGCGCGCGCACGAGCGCTTCGCATCCTGCGTGTCGTGGGAAAGCGAGTTCCGCTCGAAGTTCAAGGACGATATCCGCTTCCTGTTCGCCGACCCGGACAATCAGGACCAATGGAACGCGTCCGTGCGCGCCGCGCGCCAGATCGCCGGTCAGCCGATGGTGACGATCAACAAGACGCACACGCACTGGCTGCACGTGGTCAACTTCGGCAAGGAAAACAAGCCGTCGATCAAGATCAGCGCGACCGGCAACGAATCGACGTACGAGAGCGCGCAGGTGTTCGAACAGGTCGTGCGCCGCATCGAGTACATCTCGAACGCGCAGCAGGCGTACAAGAAGGCGATGGAGTTTCAGGTCGGCGGGGGCATCGGCTACTGGCGCATCGTCGCTGACTATGTGGATGAAGACAGCTTCGACCAGGACCTGTTCATCCGCGAGGTACAGGATCCGCTTTCGATCTACATGGACCCGATGATGAAGAAGACGGACGGGTCCGACGCGCGCTTTGCGTTCGTGTTCGACGACATGCCGCGCGACAAGGCCGAGAAGAAGTATCCGAAGGCCACCGGCAAAGCCACGATGGGTGAGGGCGAACTGTCGTGGCACCGCAAGGACACCGTTCGCGTGGCCGAATACTACGAGCGCGACGAGCAGAAGGAATGGCTGTACGCGATCGAGGGCGAGGACGGCGGCGTCACACTGACCCGCGAGTCGTCGGTGCCCCCTGAAGGCCTCGCGCTGCTCGAACAGGCGCATGCCGAAGGTTCTGCGCAGCGCCGCCGCGTGCCGAAGTGGACCGTGCGCTGGTATCTGATCGTGGGCGACGAGATCGTCGACAAGTCGGTGTGGCTCGGCAAGTACATTCCGATCATCCGCGTGCCCGGCGAGGAAATCGTCATCGAGGGCAAGCTGGACCGCAAGGGTCTCACGCGCTACCTGAAGGACTCGCAGCGCGCGTACAACTACAACGCGTCGGCCGCGCTGGAGTACGGCGCATTGCAGTCCAAGCAGCCATGGACCGCGCCGGGTGAGGCAATTGAGGGATACGAGAACTATTGGGCCACGGCGAACACGCAGAATCACGCCTACCTGCCGTACAACCACATGGACGAGAACGGGAACGAGATCCCCGCTCCCCAGCGCACGCAGCCGCCGACCAGCGCGCCGGTGTTCATGGACGGCATGCAGACCGCCGAGCACCAGATGATGATGGCGAGCGGCCAGTACGAGTCGACCTTCAGCGAGCAGGGCAACGAGGTCAGCGGCATCTCCATCGAGCAGCGCCAGAAGCAGGGCCAGCGCGTCACGTTCAACTATCAGGACGCCATTGCCGATGCCATCCGCTTCACCGGCGTGCAGCTGATCGACGCGATCCCGAAGTATTACGACACGCGCCGCGTGCTGCTCATCACCGACGAGGAAACGGGCGAGGAAAGCCAGATCCAGATCGACCCGCAGCAGCAGAAATCGGTTCAGATGTCGCAGGACCAGGGCGAAGCGAAGGTGCGGGCGATCTTCAACCCGACCGTGGGCCGCTACAACGTGATCGCGAAGGCCGGCCCGAGCTTCGACACGCGCCGCGAGCAGGCATTCGACGCGCAGACGCAGCTTCTGGCCGCCCAACCGATGCTCGCGCAGGTGATCGGCGACCTGTACATGAGCAATGCCGACTTCCCGAGCGCCGACAAGCTGGCCGAGCGCATGCGCAACTGGATCAAGGCGACCAACCCGGCTGTTTTCGGCGAGATCGACCCGCAGGTTCAGCAGCTTCAGCAGCAGTTGCAGCAGGCGACGCAGCTTCTCCAGCGCCAGCACCAGATGCTTGAGGACAAATCGGTCGAACAGCAGCTTCAGCAGAAGCGCGTCGATATCGACGGCCTGAACCACCTTGCGCTGCGCATGGAGAACGACAACAAGCAGCTGCTGGACGCGTTCAAGGCCGAGACCGACCGCCTGAAGGCGCTTTCGGAGCGCATGGGCGACGGCGCGCTCGAGCCGATCATCCGCAAGGCGCTGGCCGAAATCCTGCGCGCGCCGAACCCGGATGCCGGTATCCAGCCCGACTCCAGCGATCCAGCCAACCTGTACGCCGCCGGTATCCAGAACGTACTGGCGCCCGTGCAAGAACCACAAACCACACCGCAATAACCACCGGAGAGAACCATGAGCGACGTTCAGACCGAGCAGCAAGTCGAAACCGGCCAACAGCAGACCGAGACTCAACAGGTCGAGCCGCAGACCGAGCAGCGCCAGCAGCCCGACACCAGTTGGGTGCCGAAGCGCATCAGCGAAATCACTGCGGCGCGCCGGGCGGCCGAGCAGCGCGCGGCTGAAGCCGAAGCGCGTTTGCGCGACCAGGAAGCGCTGATTGCGCAGCTGCGTAGCGGCGATCCGGCAGCAGCGACTCGGACCACCGCACCTCCTCCGTCGCCCGAAGAATTCGACCGCCTGGTGAATGCGCGAGCAGACGCCATTGTCAATCAGCGCGCGAGCGAATCAACGCTGAACCAGCGCATCGCGGAAGTGAATGCGGCCGGTGCCAAGGACTTCGGCGAGGACTACGAGAAGTCGGTGAACAACCTGAATATGGCGGGCATCGGCGGCCCGGACTTCCTGCGCGTCGTCACGAACGTGCCGAACCCGGAAAAGCTGGTGACGTGGCTTGGCAAGCCGGAGAACCTGAACGAGGCAATGCGCGTCGCGACGCTCGACCCGGTGCAGATGGCCATCGAGATGACGAAGATGTCCACGCGCGCGGCCAAGGACCTCGGCAAGCAGATCAGCAAGGTACCTGCGCCGGTGGAAGGGCTGGAAGGCGGATCGAGCGTGTCGGATGGCGGCATGCCGGACCCGGAGAAGGATCCGAAGGGGTTCATCGCGTGGCGCAACAAGAACGCGCGCAAGAAGCGCTGATCGGATCAACCCACGCTGTCAGCGGCGGTCGGCGCCGCAGCTTGATACGGGCGGCGTGGGTTGCATCAATTTTTCCCGCCACATAGATTCCGAATCACCGCGCAGGACGCCGTAAGGTCCGCGCCGGGCACCCAGGCTAAGGCGAGCCGCAATCGCCGGATTGGCCCGTCAAGCAGGTCTCCGCAGGGCAGAGACAAGCCGCCAGAAATGGCTCCTTCGTTTTTGCATCGGGAGAAGCAACGTGGCCAACAGCCTGTTGACGATCAACATGATCACCAACGAGGCGGTGCGTCTGTTCAGCCAGACCAACGCCTTCCTGCGCCGGGTCAACCGGCAATACGACGACCAGTTCGCGCGCTCGGGCGCCAAGATCGGCAATACCCTGCGCATCCGCCTGCCGAACGACTACGTCGTCAACACCGGCCCGGCGATCACACCGCAGGGCACCAACGAGCAGAACACCACGCTCACGGTCGCGACGCAGAAGAACGTGCCTGTCGCATTCGGCACCGCCGAAAAGACCATGTCCCTCGACGACTACAGCGAGCGCATTCTGGCTCCCGCCGTGAACCGTCTGGCGGCATCGATGGCAGGCGACCTGATCAGCGTGTCCAACGCGGCCGCGAACCTGTCGTTCAAGACCGACGGTTCGGGCAACCTGGTTTCGCCGGATGCTGGTACGTGGCTGAACGCTGGCGCGCAGCTCTCGCAGAACCTTGCGCCGCGCATGGATCGCACGATCATCCTCGACATGCTGACGGAAGCACGCACGGTCAATTCGCTGGCCGGCCTGTTCAACCCGCAGCAGAAGATCGCCGATCAGTACGAGACCGGCATGATCACGATGGACACGCTGGGCTTCGACTGGTTCGACGACCAGACGGTCCAGATCCACACGAACGGCACGTTCACGGCCGGCACGGTCAACGGCGCGAACCAGACCGGCAACACGCTGGTCACGAACGCGATCACCGGCACGCTGAACGCGGGCGACATCATCACCATCGCCGGCGTCAACGCGATCAACCGTCTGACCGGCCTGACGCAAGGCACGCTGCGCCAGTTCGTCGTGACGGCAAACGTCGCGTCGGGCGCCACGTCGATCCCGATCTATCCGGCAATCGT